TAGGGGTGTTTGCGTCAGACTCTAACAGTTGAAGGCTAGCGGTGTCGTTACCGTCGGTGCCTGTCACTCTGAGCACGGGGTCACCAGACTTGTTGATGGCTAGGATTGTGCTAGGCGACGATGTGCCGATGCCGAGGTCGCCCCCAATAGTGACGTTACCAGTGAAATCGGTAGCGCTATCAGTAGGTACCGTTACCCCAGTAACCCATAGAAATTGAGTTCTATCAACAGATACAGCAACAAAAGCAGATGAACCAGCAGAGGGGACGTTCCACTCACCGGCAGTAACAGTCAGTCCAGTCGTAGGTATATTGACGACCTGCCCTGCCCCGAGGAGTGTTGGGATACGAACTTGAGCCTCCCCCGTCGTCGTATTTGACGAGTGGACAATCGCCCTATGTAATTCAAACTCGTTAGTAGACATTAACCCTCCCAGTAAGCGCTGCCCATTGCCCCGTCTTTAACACAGGTGCGGGGGGCGAGGTGAAAGAGGGGGTCTTTGTCTCTACTAGTTGGGAGTTGCTATTTCTAGCGATCTTTAATTCAGTCATATAAGCAGCAGAGTGGGCCGTGTGCTTTACAGCCTGAACGTACCACAAGCCATCCATGCGAGAGTCATTGTAGTTATCTACAGATACTACACCTCCGGGGCGGCACCCCGGCGTACCTGTTACTAACACCGTAGCGTAGTGGTCGTAGTCGCTCTTGTTGATCGACTCTAGTATACGAGCAGCCTCGCCAAACGAATGAGCGGTAACGCTTTTCTTATTTCTGTAAATAGCGGTGTTCTTGTTTCCGTTCTTAAGGTCGCCCGTAGACACGTCGTAAGATGTGCCATCGTCGTTTAGCACAGTGATAACCGTCTCTTTGTAGTACCCGTCGGGGTGCCTAGTGGAAAAGGAAGCGTCAAACTCAATGATCTGGCCGGGGTAGTAGTCGGCTTGCCCGCGCATCTTTCTCGCGGTCAAAAGGGGAGCGTAAGAGATGCTGCGACTCACTGCTTTATACGGGTCATATAGGTGGATATGCGCCCCATGAGAAGATACGGATAGACCTAGGCTGTTGGCGTATCTGGTCAGAAACTGCCAGTCAGACTCGTCTGACTGGTTCACGTTTCTGTGATAGGTCTCAAACTTTGGAGCGTCAACACTAAACCCGTACTTTTTAGCCAACTCTACTGCGATGTCCGTAACCGAATACTTTTCCCAATTCTTAGAGGTGGTACCGCGCATCGTGTACGAAGCCCCCATACAGTACAACTCTGCTTTCTGAAATGGGCTGTTGTTTACGACACCACCAGAGGTACGAGAAATGGGGCGAACGTCGTCAATGTAGCCGTAAAAATCGTAAGAATTAGAAGCGCTAGACGAAAGAGAGAACTGAATAGGTAGTCCAACGTAATCTAAAATAGCCCTTGTTGGTATGCCGTTTACAGTGACAACAAGCATATCGTGCTTGTTTTCCTCTAGCAAGACTTCAATTCGGTTCATGTTGTTGTAGTCAAACTCCGCTCCGTTAATTCTCATGGAGATAGAAGCAGACGACCCTAAAGGTTGCTTAACTATCATTTCGGCAACCTAATAATCATCCCAACTACTAGATCTGTAGGAAACTTGACTTGGGGATTAAGATCGGCAATTTCCCAATACCTTTTAGTATCGCCTAAATGCCGTAGCGATATACCCTCTAGGGTATCCCCTTGCCTGACTGTGTAGGGAACGTACCTAGAACCTACCTGACCGATTCGGTCTGCTTCCTTGCCGTTAGAGGTGTACCTAGATTGAACACTGTATATTGCCATGATTAACCACCGAAATCAGAATAAGGGTTGTTGACTTCGTCAAGATCTTCGTTACTGCCGTACTCAGGACCCCAAGGCTGCTCTGGGGGCGCGGGGACCCCGGAAGCGAAGTCAAACGAAGTAGTAACATAGATGTCTTTATAAGGAGTCGACGGAGCGGGGGCGCGAGAAGTGCCGGGACCCCAACCTCCGTCGTACTGTTGCGACCACGTCTCTGTGACTTCTGAGGTCACAGTGGTACTTCCATCTTTTGTAATAGTAATCTTACCGGTGAACTGATATGCCCACCAATAATCAGAGTGTAGAAACTGTTTTTTTGTAAGAGCATCGCCCACAGTACCTGTGACGTCTGACGACGGCTTGGACCCCCAAGAAACAGCACGATGTTCTTTGTAAATCTTTTCCCACTCTTCTTTAGTGGTGGCTACGTTATAACTACCCTGATTACCGTTAGCAAAACTTGGGATACTGAATACCCTGTATATATGACTGTACTGATCGCCAGTGCCACTGTCCGTGTACAGTCCTCCAATTAAAGACGAAGTACCTGACCTGTCTCTTAGGTAACTCGCTAAAGCATCTGATCTGCTAGTAGTTGTAGAGGCGATTAACTCCTCGAAAGTATCGTAAGCGTCCGGGCTGTACGCCCATACGTCGAGGCTTCCGTCTACAGATACCGTCACACTGGAACCGTCTATGAAAAGACGGTTTACTTTACCTCCAACAAACTGACTTGTTTCTCCGTCTTCGGATTGGGCAGTTACAAGTGGTATGTCTTTAACAAAGCAATGTAGATACTTATAAGAATCTTCATCTAAGTTCCTTAAAGCGGTAATACCTAAACCACCTTCTGGAGCGGGGTTGTCATTGTCACGTAACTCCGGGTTGTCGTCTTGCTCTTTCCAATCTGCTAGAGCGAACACGACTTTACCGAAGTCGTGGTCACCCACCGCCGCTAACTCTATACGAGGCTCGTACTGACGAGCGACTTCCTCTTCATAAGTCTGCTGCAGGCTTTGGGCCAAAAAGGTCTTTTCTCTAGCAAAACCTACGTATTTTGCGTCTATCTGAAGGTTTACAGCGCACTGTAGGGGGACCATACTTTTACTGAACTTAGTAAAAACAGTTCTTGCCTCAGTGACAAAGCCCTCAACAATGTACAAGGATGAAAACACCGCTCTAATAGGAAAAGGAAGAAGAAAAGCGGCGTTACCAACGTTTACATCTAGCAAAAGATCTAGGTTCTGAAGAGTGAGCGCATTATCGGCTTCTACGTCTAACGTTATATCGTCAACGTCTTCTTCGTCTTCTGCTTGGCTGGCAGCCCTCTCCGCAGCGGCAGTTGCTTGCTGGTTTTGTCGAGCCAACTGTTGGGAGTAGATATCCTTAGCAAAATCCTTAGTCGCTCTGGACATCCCCACACCGATTACTGAATACAGAATACCTATGTCATGCAACACTCCTACCTGAGAGGGGTCGCTTGCCTCCCATGCAAACTCGGTGTCGAGAGCATCGTTTGGGCTGCTGTTGTTGTACTCCATAGTACGGTCAAAGAATAAGTCAAAACTGAACTGAGTCGCACCCGGAATAGGTTGAGCCATATCTTCTGGGGACAAGAGCAAGAAGTTACGAATCTGTTGGCTTTGCGCAACGGAATGCTGGATGTCCTTGGGGTTAAACTGGAACTGGCACTTAACACTAGATGCGTTGGGGCTTACCATGTCGTTTAGGCTTCGGATGTACCCCCGTTTCAGACGAACTTCTGCGCCGGGGTTATACTTAGCAATTTCACGAACGTTCCGGTCTGGGTAGATGAATTTCTTGTTGATTTCGCCTCTAGTGAAAGACTGGCTAGTGATGTTCCACCCACTGCGGTCGTACTCACCTGAAGTACGCTCACCCATACTGCTCAAGTCATAGTACTGGTCATTACGATAACTGTCAGCCATTACGCTGTCCTCATTTCGTTTCTTTCTACTTCGTCTCGAAGGATCTTAGTGACCGTCCTAGCAATCTCTGTAAGATCTGCTCGCTCAGGCATACCGTGGAAAGAGATGTTGGGGGCGACATTGATAGTAGGGGATGAGTTGTAGTTTACCGTAGAAGAACCCGCCGCTCTAGGAGAGGTGTTACTGCGAGTGAGGACACGATCCAAAGGATCACCTGCTTCGGGACTGCCGTAACCGGCGTTGTTGACAGCCTCTTGAGCAGCGGACACATTAGTACCAGCAAGAGGCTCGCCGTCCTCGGTCCAACCTTCACCGGGTGTGTACCCCCATGGAGAAAGGTTTTGCCCCCCATTAGACAGGATATACGCGGCGCGAGCATTGACATACGGATCAAAGAACCCGGCTCTATTAGCAATTCCCAACTGCGACATCATCGATTCAGACATGTTGCTGTAGTTGATTTGCCACAGACCAAGGTCACCAGTCATAGACGACGGATCATTATTAGTACGGTGAGCATCAGGCACGTACGAGGATTCGCGCCCAGCAATAGCGACCATATTGACAAGCGCTTGACCCCTAAACCCTGCCCGATAGGCGATGTGCGCGACTTCCTCGCGAGACAAAGGCTGACCAGAAGCGTAACTAACAGATCCTCCTGATGACGCTCCAGATGATCTACCGGCTCCGATTACAGTGGAACCAGTAGACCTTGTTTGCCCAGCAAGTAGACGTTGAGTACCCGCCTGAGACAGCGCAGATATGATCTGAGAGGTGGACATCGACCCGGAGGCGAGAAAGGTCGCAGAACCAAACGTAGCGTCAACCTCCGCCATACCAGCAACGCCTCCAGTACCTCCTGAAACCCCTACCGGGGACGCAGTACCAGAACCCTCAGAATCGGAGTTACCACCGTCGTACTGGCTTCTGAACCTAGGAACTTCGGCTGGCTGGACGTGCCAAGGTTCGTCATTACGCCAGCCTTTAGCCTTCCAGTTGTTCAGCCCAAACCTCGCTGAGTTAGCCACAATCCAAGCGTAACTATGGCCGTCCCCCTCTTCGTAAATGTCAGCAGCAAGACCGGTTCCGTGCATAGAGCGACCGGGGGGAGCCGTAAAAGCATAACCTTCTCTTGATTTCCAGTGCTTACCATTCCAGAATACTTCTGACTGGTCTTCAGTAGTTTCCTGCATCTGCCTGTAGAAAAGGGCTTCCTGTTCGGAATCGTTTCTAAATCCACTGTTAATACCAATGTCGTGGTTTTCACGCATCATATTTAGCAGTTTCGAACTTAAGCGAGAGTCTAACTTCCTAAAGTCCGATCTATTCTTCAAAGAAGACAGACTAATGCGTCCCGCCCCTGAACCTCGCGGACCGGCGGGGACCATGATCTCGTGGTCCCTAGAAGAATCGTTAGGGCCAGCAGTACCTAAACCCCCTGCCCCAGCGCCGACTGTGGGAGAGGCGTCGCCATCGCCAACTTCACGAGGGTCTCCGATAGCGCCAAGAAGAGAACTCGCGAACCGAAGAGGCGCTGTAACGATGCTCTTTAGCCCACCAGTGATTGCCCCCGCATAGCCCTGACGCATCTTGTAGGCATACTGAAGAGCGGTGTCCATGCTGGTCAAAAGTTCAATTACTTTTTGCTGGTACTTTTCGGTATTAGCCATGTCATCAATCTGTCGTGACATGAACTCTTCTTCCCGACGAACCTGTTGACGTACTGTTTCTTCCTGTTGTAGAGCGAAGTTACCTTCTGCATCTCCCAGAAGTTCTCTGTGCTCTTTGCTGGATGGGTCGTACATACCGGTGCCCCCAGCATCACCGAATGCTACGTTTTGGCGGGCATATTCCAGAATGGAGGTTTGGGTGGACTCGTCGGTGATACCGGCATCAGCCATGCGAGCACGCGTTACCGAACCCAACTTCAACGCATTGGAAATTTGAGACTTACTAGTAAGGCCCATACGTCGAACGATCTGCTGACGCATAGCCATGGGGTCAGTATCAGTACCACCTAACCCATATGCGCTAGTTCCCAGCATGTAGAACATGCGGTTGACAGTCTCGGGGCGCATCAAGGACTGCTGCTCGTTAAGGATGTCCTGAGTTGATCTGGTCATGCCGCTCGACACGCGCAACGCCTCAATGGATTGCCCCATACGAGAAATGTCTGGCTGGTTCATAGACATGCCATACGCCATGCGGAACTGCAATACGTCGTCTATGCCCCCCATACCTAGTTTGTATGGAATAAGAGGTTTACGATAAGCGTCGATAACGCTACCTTGACCGGACTCCTGTCTCCCTGAAGCCTGCTGTAGAAGTAGGTTAGTTCTAGAGGCGGGGGCGGCGTACTGTCTGCCCCGTTCTATTCTTGCGTCTAGGCGGTTAAACGCTCCGTCAATAGCCCCCAAAATAGCGTCTACGAGGGGTTTGGCTACTACAGAGCCAATTTGTACTGCCGCGGCAGCGCCGGGGCCACCTGCTGACGCTGCCGGGGCTTTGACGGAGTTTTTGACGTTATTAGCGGTACCCGCACTCTCGGTACCTACCTTGATACCGGCTATATTGCCAGACTTTGAAGGTCGACTGCTTGAGGCTCCTCCAACACCAGCCATGCTCGACTGGGCGTTACCGGCAGACTCAGCCAACTTATCCATCGACTTTTTAAGACTGTCGACTTCTTTGCGCATACTAGTAAGCGACTTAGTAATGGTTTCAAGCGCTTTAACGTCAGCCTTGATACCCACGCGAACATCGCCAATGGTACTTCTATCTACCATTGGCCTTTCGCCGGGGGTCTGAGGTGTTGGGGCCATAAACGTCTCCGCTAGTTCTTACGCCATTTGGCCATCTTATACCAGAATAAGCGTTGGCGAACCGATAAGTTCTGTATGCTGTTAAAATCGAACCCTTTATAGACGTAGGCTATGGCTTCGTACTCCCAGTATAAGTTACTTATATTAACTAAGTAAAAGTGAGACCCAATCGAGCGCCAATGGAGTTTGCTCACCACAGGCCGCACATTGAGTATCCACCTCCCCCAGTTTAGGCCCTACTTCAACGTCAAGTACGGCATTTATAAGTTTACGCCTGTCTGCTACATTGAGACTTCTAGCCCAAGCGACCGGGTCAGCGGGGGTCTCGCCTTCCGGCCACACGACGCACTTAGCCAACATATGAGTGTTCAACTCCGCGTCGGTTTCAGTCTTCTTTTGGATAGTAGAAACATCGCTTCCTGCGGGTAGACGCACGGTGCGTACCCCTTTGGAGGTCTCTACTTCAACGCCTTTTCTAATATCAAAGTCGGGCTTTTTGATAGGGAAGTCATCTACTAAATCGATGTACAGATCGTTAGCAGTTTGGCACGAAGAGCAAGTATAGTTAAGAACTTTTTCTCTGCCGTATGTCGCCTTGATAATTCCCAAATAAAGAATGTCTCTATCTGCAAAAATTAAAGAGTCTATGACTGCTGGCTTATCTCGTACTTTTACATTACCTACTTTTACAACTGCCAACTTCAGAATTTCAGTCATGTACTCTGAGTACAAAATATCTTTCTTTTTAGAAAGACGTGCTAACCGCTCTTCATCTTCCCCAGTTAATTCCCTAACCTCTGCTACGTCATGCCACGTACCCACGTCGCCTGACTTTTCGTACACACCCCTGAGTAGGGTGACCTCGTTCGAACCCTGTTCGGGCATAGCAGGTACGGGATCTGATATGGCGTCGTTAATTACGCCAGCGTCGTCTTGTTCGCTCAATTTGTACTCCTATTTTAAGTGTTATTGATTATCAGCCAAAAACATCAACATCTGATCCCTCTGCGAGATCGGGCGTCCACAAGATTTCAAAACCTTCGTGGTTAACTACCAACTGCTGGATAAGCAAAGAAGAGTCACCAGCGTTTAGGTCTCCCATAGCATACGATGCGGGCCAACAGTTATACAAACGATAGCCCATTTTAGCCGTAAGACCCGTTAAAGGCGTGTTGTCTGAAGGGTCGTCGTCGTACTGAGCCGTCGATACGGGGTGATCATAGATCGAAACCGAGATGTTACAGCGGTAGTCGTTACCCTCAGAATCGCTATTTGAACCTTCTTCAAAACCACCCTGTCCCCACGTGTGCAAGAACGTCTGCCACTTGTACATAGCATCTTGTTCTCCAAACACACCACGGGTGAAGGTGACGGGGCCGTAGTCCGACTGACCAATCATCTTGTGCGGGTGGGTGTTCATGCCGCCTTCACGGTATGCAATCATCTCGTTCTGTACCGAGATACCAGAAACAACGGAAAACCCAACTTCAAAGTCTTTGCCGTTGTCGGTGAGTTCTGAGAGCCTACCGGTGGGGTGAATCTTAACTCGGAACTTAAAGTTCCTTAGTGGATCAGTTGTTGCTGAACGTGCCATTTACATATCTCCTTGTTAGAGGCTCTCAACGGCGTTGCTTCCGCCGCTCCACTGAGAAAGGTTAATAACGATGAACTCGGCAGGGTACTGAAGCGCAACACCGACTTCGATGTTGACCGTGCCCTGATCGATGCTGATGGGGGTGTTGTTAGTGCTATCGCAAACTACATAGAAAGCCTGAGCAGCGTTAGCACCCTTAAGACCGCCCTCGTTGTAGAACGAACTTAGAGAGGAGGATACTGCTCCGCGAATCCGTGCCCAAAGACGCTCATCGTTAGGCTCAAAAACAGAAAACTTAGTGATGTTGTCTAGCGTGTAACGGAGGTGGTTGAGTGTACGCCGGATTGGGATGTAGCGATCCGAGCCAATCTTTGTAAGGGTCCGAGCGCCGTACACCACGATACCGCCACCCGGAACTGCCTTAAAGCAGTTCACCTGAGGAGTGGTCACCCCTGAGTAGAAGTTTCCGATGTTAACGTCTGTCAGGTTTACTGACAGACCCAAAGCGCCACGAATGTCAGCAGAATAACCGGCGGGTGCCTTAGCGACATTATTCTCAACATCAGTGCGGACGTAAAGACCGGCAATGGCACCACCGGGATACGTGTCCCTGATTGCTCCGGGGCCGGACTTTGCTGGGTCAACCATCAGCAGAGAAGGCGTGTAGTGGGCACCAAAGTTACCATTTGAAGCAACAGTGGCCCGGTTAGCAACACTTTCCAAACCTGAAATGGTGGTCACACCCTTATCTGGGTCGACGATAACAAACGCTGTGCCCATACTCTGAGCCTTGTTAAGGAAAGCACCGGTGGTGCTAGTGTCGTTACCCACGGAATCACCGGTGCTGTTCACAAACGGAACAGCGTTCATAACCACAACGCCCTGAACGACGTCAACCTTATCCAAAGCCGCTGAATACTCAGTCGATGTAACCTCTGAACCGTTGTCCCCACCTGAGAAGGCTACGGTCGACGTGTAGTACGCAGACAGGTTGGTGGGGGAAACGGACTCGGGGTTAATCGTGTCAACAGAGATATAGTCGCTGTAGGTGTTGATGATGGTACCTGCATATCGGCTATCTGATTCTTCAACAGCCAGTTCGTTCCACCGCTCTACTTCCACACCATCCAGAGTAATGATGACGTTGAAAGAAGGAAAACGAGTGGCTGAGGCGGGGACTGTGCCAGTTTCCATCTTGAAAACCAAGCCGTCACCCCAAGTGCCAACGCTTGAAGCACGCGCCTTCAACAGCGGCTTAAATCGTGCTTCGGAGGTGTTGTCAATGGTGAGGGTTCCCGTATCGGATACCGCTGCCACATCAGCACCCGTATCGGCTGCGAAGGTGAAGGTCGTGCCGTCCACCACGGAAACAACAGTGCGCTCACCATCGATGCGAGCCACGGTACCGCTTGAGGCAATCGTAACCACGTCGCCAACAATGAGGTTGTGGTTATCAGAAGTGGTGACTGTAGCGGTATCGGAGGCAATGGCGTAAGTAGCCATAGTCACCGTGCCTGTTGCTTGTCCGTAAGGCCAGAAAGGAATGCCCGCAGCGGGGCCAGACGTACCGCCTACGGTGGTCGTAAAGCCCTCAACCTGACTCAATTCCGCTTCGTCAGTGGTGGTGTCGGAACCCACAACTCGTGCAATCCAGCAACCACGGCCCCCATTAGCGAAGAAGTGGTACACCGAGTAACCTAGGTCATAGGAAGGGCTAAGGTCACCATAGATGCGGCGATACTCACCCCAGTTGGCTACGTAAGTTGCGTCTGTCGGACCACGCTGGGCAAGGCCAACGAAAAACGCAGTGGGGCCTGCGGGGACGTTGTTAGACCGCGAGTTAAGCCGAGATTCATTAATGTAAACTCCGGGAGTTGTGTAATTAGGCATTTCTTAAAAATCCTCCGAAATAGGGTTGGTAGGAACGTCACTGTCGAGTTGTCTGTCAGTCAAAGTACCAGATACGTTAAGAACTTTTTGTACCTCGTAGATGTTGCTTTGAGGAATTTCTGCGTTAACCGATGCGGTCATCACTTTACGAAACACCCTCTTTTTATACCCTGCCTCCTGATCTAGGAGGTCTGCTGTGCGCCAGTCTAGTACAGATAAACGGCGCATGGTGTCATCTTCGGGCACGTGGATATATCCGCGCCTAAAGGGGAACACATACCGGAGCATGTGCGCGCTCAACTCTCTATCGTGCCTTTGGCTACGACAGTAAGTAGAGATCTGGTAAATGAGGTCTACGGGGACAAACTGGTCCATGCGGATATAGCCGTCTTCCCCGGCCATATTGCTTAGATCTTCCTCGTCGTACTCGGACGGGAAGTAATCAATGCCGGTTCCCTTAGTCTGCTGTGCGGCAGACAGGGCGGCATCGCGAGTGAAGTAGTAATCGGCCTCGGAATGCTGCCTGTCAGATGCGTACACGATATCGATAAGTTCTATAGTGATAAACGGGTAATGACGCTCTGTCTCCCCATCGGGATAGCGGAAAAACACCTGAACCTTACGGTCAGCGTCACGATCATCACTAACCCGAAGATTAGCCAAACGGTTTTTAATAGCAGCATCTTCTGCCAAGGTAAACCCTGCGTTAGGCACTAGGCACCGCCTTACTGATCTTGTTGGAAAGATCATTTGAAATACTAGTAAGGTGCTTAATCGCCGTAGTCCTAATAACAGAAGATGGGCGGTTTCCAAACTCTAGATCAGCGACCGCGGCTGCGGCAGACTCGTCAGAGGTGTACACAATCTGACCTTTGTCTATGACTACCTTCAAACCATCCGTGACTTCAACTGGCCAGTCGGGGTGCTTAGTAGCCGCCTTTTTAAGGTCGGTTTCTGCCTTCTCAACTGCTTCAGCGATGGAGTCAATAACTAGAGACTCAAACGTATCAATAAAAGAGTCAAGGCTGTTTACCGCGCTGAGGCTTCCGCTAATGAACGACTTAGAACCATGGGAGTATGAAGGTGTAATATCCCTCATGGGGACCTCCTCGGTTCTAGGCGTTGTAAGGCAATAATCACACGTAACGCGCATTACGTGCTAAGTACATGTTACACCTAACTAGGTAGCGATGTAGGCCAAGGAAGGTCCGAAAGGTGCGGGTTTTGAGGACCGATATCAAACGGCATTTCCTGATCAATAAAGGTTTCAAAGCCGCTAATAAGTACGATCACTTCTTCGTTAAGACGACCTCGTACAACGTACTCGTTAACTTTGTAGTAACGATTGTCATAGTAAAACATGTCGTTTAAATGACTGTTGTACTCATCAGGTTTACTTACGCCTGCTGCAACTACGTCTCTAAACAAAGCAGTAACGTTGATGTTCTGCACAGGTTGACGACCATCTGGGATAGCCCTAAAAGCATCCTCTGATTCAGCGACGTACACGGTGGGTATAACAACACCGTTCTTGTAGGTACGACCACCTGATCCGGGGACGCCTTCGTCGTACACATCATCATAGGTACTGTACCCGCCTTGCAGGGGACTGAACTCAAACCAAATAATGTGCTCTCCGGCTTCCCGGTTACGCCTTCGTACGTGCTTGTTTATCAGCCCTAGTTCTCGACGAACATCCATCAGTAGTGACCCGTGGATAGATAGCCGGGAGGAGGTTCGCCCTGAAGGTATACGTGCTCACGGAGTTCGTCGTCTTCCTCTTCAAGGTTGATAAGACCATCATCAATATCGATAAAGATACGTTCGATAGGGCCGTAATCCCCTACCTCGCGAGGCTTGTACAGAGGAACGAGGCGGTTAGTAGTACGGCTAACTCGGCGGAGGTTAAGAACCTCAAGACGTTCTAGGCCAATGTTAAGCGCCTGAGCACGCTTGTTGTACTCAGAGGTCCAATACTCCAAAAGGCTGGACACCATGCGGTAACGCTGAGAAGACTGAATGTGCACAGACTCAGAGGTGATCACATCGATGTCTCTCGCATACTCAGACAGCAGTCCCCACAGAGCCTGAATCAGAGTGTGAATACCAATTACGTCCGCTACGGCGGGGGCGACAGAGGCCAGCGGCACCTTGATGTTATGGGTGTTTAGGTTAATCGCCATATCGGCATAAAAATCTAGATCATCAGGAAGAAGCCATTCGTAATGATTTCCCTCAATCATCAAGGTATCGTTAACAGAAACAGCGGTGTCTAACCTGAGCCAGCCGTTACGAGCGTCCAAATCATAATTTGCTGAGGAAACCTCAACTGCGGTGGAGGCGGTAGGACCAATGGTGGCAACCCACAGAGTTGTTGCATCGATATTAGGTTTACCAATATCGTACGTTCTACCTTGAGCATTAAATGTCGTGCGGAACGGTCTTTTGTAATCACGTAAGTAATTACGAGCCGTGTTTACAATATCAGCCTTAGTAGCCATCAGTCATTCCTAGTGAAGTACAGAGTAACTGAAAGGGGGCCGCTGTCTGCCCCGGTACCCGTGCCTACTTCGATGGTGAGAAGATCATCATCAGCAACACTAGTGCTGGGAGACTGCACTCCCGAAGAGTCGTCTCCTGAAGAAACGGTGGCTGTTTGTAGGCTTGTTCCATTTCGCTTTACGTCCACAACAGCATCTTCTGTGGTGTTGCTTCCGCTGTCCAAAGTGGCTTTGACACCCGTCAAGGTGCCCGCCCAAGGAAGACGATAGTAACCCTGCTGTGTGGCGGTGGACGGAAGACTAGTACCGCTGCTAACCAGTTCCAAAGTCACTACTTCCTCGCGAGCCTCTGACAAAATGTCGTTCCCGTCAGAAACGGTGGCCGCAACGGTACCCTTAGCACGAATAATCCAGCGCATGTAGACGTACTCAGGAACAGTGTCAACTGTGGCTCCACTTGTTCCCTCGTAGTCAGTTAACCTAGCAGTAGCGCCAAGAGTGTCCGTGCTGTCTTTGTTAGCAGACGTGTTGCTAGCGTTAGCAAGGGGACGTTTACCTAGCAAAGAGTTACCAGTACCCTCAACGGTGACGCCGTGAGTGTGGTTAGCGTTAGGTCCTCCGGTGCTGTTATTAGTGGCTCCTCCGGTAGTAAAACCGTGAGCGTGGTTATTACTAGGTCCTCCAGTATTGTTAGCATTACTGTTCCCTACAGTAACAGTGTGATTGTGGTTTCCATCATCAACGTAGTTAGGAGCACCAGTATTACCGCTGTAGTTTGAGTTAAACTGGCTGGTGGTTAACCGAGACTTCATCAAACCTTGATTGTCGGTTTCAGTTCCCTCATGCTTCCAATACACTGTGGCAAAGTCCAGAGGGCGAGCAGCGTGGTAGTTGTGACCAGTGTCGTTAGGAGCGGCACCTACCTCGTCAAACCATGCCCCGTGAGTATGGGTGCCAGCGGAGTTGGTGCCAGAGTTATGGTTGTGACCCATACCGTGAGTATGGTTAGCGCTTTGAGCACCAGTGCTACCAGAGTGCGTGTGCCCCATACTGTGGCTGTGGTTAGCGCTCTGGTTACCAGAAGATGCGGTGTGACCATGATCGACATCATGGTAGTGAATCATTCCGTGAGAATGATCGTGATTGTGGCGGTGGCTAGGAACCGGGACTACAGCGGTGTTCGACCCTGCTCCATTACCGAGATCCCCAGTAGAAGTAGTGCCACGAACAAACTTAGTGTTCAGATTAGGAACGTTAAAGGTAGATCCGCTGTTGGACCCGTACGTAGTCCCGATAGCAGAAAACAGGTCGGCGTACGCCCCTTCCCGGTTTAAGGACTGACCATTACATTCAAGCCACCCGTCGGGAATGACGGAAGTAGAAGCCCACCCCATAATAGAACCGACCGGAACTTGGGGGCCAATGTTTTGCCCTAACTCAAGCCAACTTCCTAAAGAGTTCTTTACAAAAACACCTGATCCGGTGCTACCTTGAGCACGGTTATTCTTGAAGTAAAGACTTCCTGTGCTACCCCCTGTAGGATCTGCTGATCCTACATCGTAAATAGAACTAGAAAGAATAACTCTCTTATCAACAATTTCAGAGGACCCAACGGGGGACGAAAGGCTTCTATACAGTGAGGCCAACACCACATCTGTAGTCAGATCGATGTCAGTGACAGAGGAGTACGTTACAGCGGTATTCCTAGTGCGGGGGAACCGCGCCCCTCCGTTGTCGGCAAACCCCTCCATTACTACAACATTCACTGTGCCGTTGGTTACACGGGCGACAACTAGGTCAAACCTGTAAGTTGGGTCATCCGAAGATGATGGGCCAGCGGGGAGGGGGACAATAGACGCAGCAACGGAGTAGGAAACTCCGTTGAGGATAATCTTTCCTGCTTCTACGGTGACATTGGCATTGCTGTTGTTGCTGGTGACCGCGCATCCAGAAAAGACACCAGACCGTCCCGTGTTGCCTAGAACCTCAAAGTCAACTGAGTCAGGCTCGGATTGGTCAAGCGTCGAATAGCGGCTAGATGAGCCGGTGGAATCCCCAGCGTTAGGGACAACTAGTGCCATATGGCTCTCCTATCAGAGCGTGTCGTAGATATTACCAGAAGCCTTAAGGTAGTCAAAGAGGTCCATAGGGAGGTCGTAGCGCTGTCCGTCTACGAAGTCCCAGCGACCATTACCATAATACATCGTCCATGTACCCTTGATCTTTGCATTCTTGGTTGTGGGGGCGACGATTGTTGGCTCTGGAGCGGGGGCCGGAGCCTCCACTGCTTCCTCAACTGCCTCGTCTTCAATGAGGACTTCTGCAATCTTGCTTGCTGTCTTTTTTGTAGCCATGTTGGTTCTCCTTGGTCAGGGTATATCAATGAGTGTAGCAGGTGGATAATGGTTAGGGGGCGGACTCTGCTTCAATAGCGGTCAGTTAGCCTCCAACGCTTCTATGCGGGCAGTTGAGCGATGTCCTGTGCGTGCCTGTCTGCCGCCGACATGACATCAGCATCAAGCACGACCTGCTCTTTGTTCGCTGGAATACTGGTGATGTCAGGGTCAGCAGTCATGCGAGCAATCTCTGCCTCATAAATCGAATCAATACCTTGCCGAGCCTTGTTTTCGATTAAGTTCTCCACCCAACTTTGAGGGTCAATGGTGTTATATTTGAAACCCTTTTCCTGAGCGTCGCTTATTGTGAATGTATATGTAGCCATTTTTCTCCTATAGTGAAAGTAAGTATCCTGAAAACGAATTGAATAGTGACGAATGGTACGAAGTAAGCGTACCTGTGTTAGTTATCTGCACGGTAACGGAGTCCCCCACACCAAGGTATAATACTGCGCTGACCTGCTGACCACCATCTTGTCCTGCGGTGCCGTGGTTAGTAATGGTCGAATAACCGTTACTAGACACAAGCCCCCAATAAGTATTAGTAGAGTTGGTGTAGGTAGTGTATTTGAAAAAATGAGCAGTAAAGAAGTAATAGCCAGCGGCGGGAGCGGTATATGCCCCACTTGATGTGCTATAACAGTTTCCCGCGTTGTAGTGGGTGTTATTGTAAACAATAGTAGTTGCGCCGGTGTATGTTTGAGGATTTACAGTTGAGTATGCCCTGAAAGCGTAGATACTGTGCTGTAACGACCCTGAGAGATATGCGTCGCCATTACTTCTAATACTTAGACGAGTTGAACCACCACCTGCTTTGATATCGACATTCCCATTAGGAGTCCATGAGCCGATGTCAAAATCTTGGTTGCCAGAAGATAGGAATCCTACAGCACCAGCAACAGAACCTGCACTGTCTCTAATAATAGCGCCACCACTAAGACCGTTCTGGGAAACTAAACTGTCGTTATCAACTAAGTTGATAATTGGAGAAGGATCGGCCACCTCAAATGGTGCCGTAGGTGACGCTGTACCCACACTCAATTTTCCACCAGACGTAACTGACGCGTTGCCCTCTAGCGCAATGTAATCGCTCCTTAGGCGCATATTGCCCAGAGTGTTTGAGCCACTTCTCGGCCCCAAAACAATCTCACCCTGATCTGGGCCGTCTATCCATAGGCGGGTACTATTCCCCCCGGCACCAGCGTTATCTGCGTAAACATCATAACCATGTGGCAGAATTGCAACCCTGTTTGCAGCATCTGGTGTTGTATCGGTGAAATCGACATGATCTCTGATATTCACAACGCCATCTACATCCAACAGTTCAGTAGGTGATGTGGTTCCGATACCGACACGGTTGCTCGTTGAGGCAACGTGCAATGTATCTGTGTCAATCGTCAAGCCGCCAGCAACAACATTATTCGGCACATCATTCGTACGGCCAGCACCCAACACAAGAATCTCACCAGTTGAGCCATCTACACGAACCACACGCCCAATCTTCTGTACGAGATCTGTAAGCGCTGTTGGTCGTGTATCTGTCAGACCTCCACCGGGGGCGACG